ACTTCAACAGATGGAATTAATTGGTCAACACCAATACAAGTAAATAAAGATGTATTATGGCATAGTGTTTGTTATGGAAATGGAAAATTTATAGTAGTTGGAAGTGGTGGTTATACATCTACTTCAGATGATGGTATTAATTGGACAGAACCAATAAAAGTAGGAACAGGAATTAATGATTGGTATAGCATTACTTATGGAAATGGGAAATATGTAGTAGTTGGTAGTTATGGAAATGCAGTCACATCAACAGATGGCATAAACTGGACAACACCAATAAAAGTAATAGATTTAATTTTGCTTGGTGTTTGTTATGGAAATGGAAAATTTGTAGCTGTTGGATATAATTACCATACAATTACTTCAACAGATGGTATAAACTGGACAACACCAATACAAATAGGAGATGTTTATCCGTTGTTTAGTGTTTGTTATGGCAATGGGAAATTTGTAACTGTTGGAAGTGGTGGCTCTACATCTACTTCAGATGATGGAAGAGCTTGGTCACCATTAAAAATAATAGAAGGTGAACAATATTGGAATAGTGTTTATTATGGGAATGGGAAATTTGTTGTGGTAGGAAGTGGTGGTTATACATCTACTTCAGATGATGGGATTAATTGGATAACGCCAAAACAAATAGCAAACGAAAATGGAAATGTGATATTGAATGAGTTGAAAGGTATTTGTTCTGTTTAATAAATAATAAAACAACCTAGGACTTCTCCCATAAAATTATTTTTTATTAAGACTAGTTTATCTTTCTTAAATAATAAAATTTATGTGATAAAATGAAATAGTACTCATTTGAGTACATATAGATATTAAAAAAGCTATGTGTTAACTTTGTTATAGTTTCACATAGCTTTTTTCCTTTAATATTTCCAAAATATTTTTAATGATAAAATGAAAACATATCACAAACCAAAATTAATGAATGTATTTTTATTAAAAATTTTTTAAATATAATAATAATAAAATTATTGTTTACATTTTTTATTATTAAGAATATCTCTTTTTCATTTCCTCAACCCAATTAAGATACCATTCACGAGCTTTTTCTTTAGCTTTATACTCATTCCCAATGTCTTCATAAAATTCATCTTCTTTTGAAAAACAGTCATATTCAATAAATTCTTCTGTTTTACAAAATGGACAAGGTGTCTTTTCAATTGGAGCATAAAGATTACCATCATTGTCACAGTTATCCAAATCATATAATATTCCATTAATACAACAAGCATCTGGATAATTTGCGCCAAAAAATGGAAATTCAGGACACATTTCTTTATTTTTACTCATATTTCTACTATTTCATCTATAAAAATGTAAAATATATTTTAATATGTTCAGTTAATATTCATTAACGCAAATTAAATTTAATTATCTAATTGCCTCTGAAGCACAAAAGTGGTACGAAATTAGTAAATTAATCCCATACCACCAAATTTTAATTGTTAAATTTTGTTATGCTTTGATTTGGCTTCTAAATTGCGATAATCAACAGTTTTAATCTTAACAATAATTCTTTCTCCATGTTTATTGAAAAGTTGAACTATGGGCTTTAAAACAAGTCCTTCGGCTTCATATTCTGTGTTTTCCGCAATGGGGGATTTAAAGCCTTTCTTTACCATTTCTTCTGCTTCTTTCAAAGTCATTCTTCCATAATAATGGCAAGTAGGTAAATTAAGTTTAGCTGCAACATCAAGCATAGCTTCTCTATCAAGCCACCAACCATTAATCATTACATCAAACAAACGTACGCCACAATCATTTTTAATGTAGTTTCCACCTTTTTGAATTTTAACGCCATAGCCCTCTCCATAAATTCTTACATTGAGTTCTTTCTTATTTCCATTTTCATCATATTGAATAGGAAAAATTTCTTGCATCATTTCTACTGTTACAAGTTCTTCCATTTTCTTTTGAAGATGTTTTGGAATATTGGCATTAGCTGTTTTACCATGAATTTCAAGAGTTGTGCCATCCCAATACCAAAATACATTTGTGCCATCTACTTTCTCAAAAGCATCCCACAAACAATTATATAAATATTCAAATTCGGGGCGTGAAAAATCTCCAATAATGATTTGATTCTTTAACGGTCCTTCTGTGTAACGTTTATACAATGTATTGATTTTTGTATAAGTACGATGATGTTTCTCAAAATCTGTTAATTCTTTTTCTTCCATTTTCTTAATTTTTTAGATACATATTAATATTATATGACTATCCGCATAATTCCCCAAAACAAATAAAAAAAAAAATAGCTGCTATATATTGAGTAAAATGGCAGCTATTTTTTTTTTTTCAATTATCAGATAAATATCTTTAATTGAATATTGCACAAACCCCAAAAATATTATTTGAAATTGTACTCCCATTTTCATCTTTTAACCGTATTGGTGTTGTCCAATTAATCCCATCTGTTGAAGTAGATACATATCCATCATCTCCAAACACAACAAATTGGTTATTAATGTAGATTATTCTTCTCCAACTATTATATATGATTGCACCAGTTTCATTATCTTTTAACTGTATTGGTGTAGTCCAATTAATCCCGTCTGTTGAAGTAGATATACTCCACATATAACCAGCTACAACATATTTTCCATTTCCATATGTTATTGCAACATTAGAGTGTAATCCACTGTTCGCTGGTTCTGTCCAACTTATACAATCTGTTGAGGTGGTTGTATATCCACTATTCCCTGCTATCACATATTTTCCATTTCCATAAGTAATTCCTCCAGGTGTCACATTCATTGCATATATTGGTGTTGTCCAATTAATCCCATCTGTTGAAGTGATAACAATAGTTTTCCATTCACTCAAACTAATAACATCAAACCCAATAGCAATATATTTCCCATCATTATATATTATATAAGCTAATTGGATATTATCTCTCATTTTTTGTGGCGTTGTCCAATTAATGCCATCTATTGAAGTAGATATATATCCTCCACTTCCAACTACTACATATTTCCCATTTCCATGCACAACATCTGACCATACATTTATTCCATTTGTTGATATTTGTTTTGGTGTTGTCCAGTTTACACCATCTGTTGAAGTGGTTGTATATCCACTTTCTCCCACTACTACATATTTCCCATTTCCATAAGCAATACTTTCCCAGTTATTACTTCCTACTATTGCCATAATATCATCATCTATTTTTACTCTTATTAAATCATCTGTGGATGGCATTACTGAGGGTTTTTCGGGTTCTTCAATGGGTGGAACGATTGGCTCTTCAAAAACAATATCTTCCTTGTCACATGAAGAAAACAAACCCATACACAATGCCATCACATAGAATACTTTCTTTTTCATAAGTCTTATTGTTTTTCTAATCAAGTTTATATCATTTCACAACTTCTTACAAAAGTATTATTAAACAAGAAAATCTCTAATATAAACATGTTTAAAGTTTCCTAAACATGTTCTTCAATTTGAATTTTAGATATTAAACCATTAAATCCTACTACAATGAAATTAAGTATCTTAGTTGCCTGTTTTCCTTCTTGTAAAATTGTAAATTTACTTGCCATATATGTTCCTTTATTTAGTGTACTAATTATTAGTACACTAAATCAGAAAGTGATGATATTATGGCTAAAAAAATAACTTTCTATCAAATTATTTTCGTCTAATTGGTAGAAAGTTATTAACTTTGCTAAGTACTAACAGTGAAAAATATGGGAAGCAATACCCACACTTAGCAAAAGAGGGTACATCAAGCCAATGAATACAATAGGTAAACAAAGGCAGATGTTAGAACGATTCAAGTTTCTTGTTTCATATAAAAGCAAGTTAATCTAACATTAAAAAAAGGGCATGGGATGAAGTCTAGTAATTTCATGTCCTTTAGAATATATCATATCCTAATGAATTTGTCAATATATAAGCCAAACTTTTTTCTTATTTTCTATAAGAAATATGCTTGAACTCTGTCTGATAATTCACACAAGCAAACATCAAACGCTCAAAACAATTCATGTTCCTTCTGTTGAACTTGTAACAGAACTCATTCAAATAACTTTGCAAGAACTCAGTCTTTACATCATGGTAAATGTCAAGCAACAACCTCTTTGCATTGCTTATGACAATATGAACCCAAGGCAATACCTTACCAACTTCCTTGGGTTCTATCACCTGAGAAGTATGCTCATTGACAAGATTCTTAAAGTGAACATAAGAAGAGGAAGCATCCGTAATCAAAGAGGATTCTTTCTTTATGTTGTCAACCACCTCAACATCAATCGTGGATGCTTTCAAGTTAGGAATGACAACCATCTTGATATGTCCCACCTGTTTCTTTATGTTCATCTTACTGCCTTCCACTGGTGTGCTCTCAGTCATAACAAGAACCTTTGCTTTCTTTTGACTGCCACGACCTGCTTTCAAAGGTTTGTCCTTCTCTGTTTCATCCCTCTCTGTGGAGAAGAAACCTTCGTCCAATTCAATAGAGCCGCAAAGCTGATATTCAGCATCCCTTTGCCCCATTACATTGCGTAACTTATGCATAAGTTCCCAAATGGGTTGATAACGGTTGTGCCCCAATTGTCTTTTCATTTCCAATGCGGAGAATGACTTCTTTGTGGATGTAAGCAAGTGCATTGCAATGTACCAATACATAATAGGAAGTTTTGTTCCATGCATTACAGTTCCAGAGGTAAGTGTGGTTCTATGACCACACTTCTTGCATTGCCATTCATTCCTATTCTTTTTCCAATAGTGATGAGTGCAGCCACACTTTGAACAAACGATTCCTTGTTTTTCTCTTTGTTCTTTGAGGTGTTGTCTGCAACTCTCTTCGTTTGGGAACTGTTTTGTAAAGCTAATCAGGTTCACATATTTCTCTGTTATTATTTGATTACAGAGCAAATATACGACCTGATTGTTAGTGTTCCAGCATTTCTGCTTAAAGTCTAGAGAAGGTTAACTGTGTCTAGCATTCTCTAGCACTTTTCCCTTGCAAGATTGGTATTTTCTTACTATCTTATAGTTTGGGGAATTATGCGGATAGTCATTAATATTATTCTTCAATTTCCACAATATCACATGACTTCATGAATGATGCGTAATCATTTATAAATGATGTGATATAAGGTTTTATCCTTTGAAAATCACAATTACATTTAATCCATTTGTCTTTTTCATTTTTCTTCATAAAAGTTTCATAAATCCATTGTTTTTTGGTTTCATCAAATATGACTTTTAATTTCATTGAATATGTCTGATAATATTCTCCTTTATTAAAAAATTTAATTAATACTGGTTTCATTTTTTTTATTGAAATGTGTGGATAAAAATATTAAAAATTGTTATTTTTTAATTTAGTTTACTAATAATTAGTAAACTAACAAATATGGCAAGCACTTTTACTATTAAACAAGAAGGAAAACAAGATTCAATTGAAGTTAAATGGTTAGTTAAAAACAATGCTCCAGCTTCATCAGGTTATTTACAAGCCTTTAATTTTTATTTTAATTACGATAAAAAAATAAAAATACAAGGTGGCGGTGGTTTATGTCCTAATGGTTGTACGAGAAATGGCAGTATTTATTTTCTTAAAAAAGAAGATTTTCCACTCATTATAACATCTTATGAATATAATGATGGGAAAATAGCTGGAATGAATTATTCTGTAAATATAAGACCTTACAACTTTATAGATTATGTACAAGGAAGAAGGTTAGAAATTACTGTAAATAGTTATAGATACTAATAATTATCAACATAACTCACCAAACAACATACTACCATGTTTCCTGTAAAATAATGCTAATTTATTAATGGTGACGGTTGTCCTGTAATCGTTACCATTATTCCAATCTTTCATCCCAACGTTCCTATACATTCATTTCTAACATAGTTCAAGAGCCATAGATGATTCTTTCACAAAGGCTAATTTATCTAAACGTGAATTTAAAGGTCTATCAAAATCTTCAATTGCTTTCTGTAAAAATTCTTCTTTGGTTATTTCAGCCAAATCATAATCATAATCAAAAAATAGTTTTAAATCTATTGAAGTATCTCTCAAACCTTTGTCATAGTCACTATTAAAATCATAAACACCAAATAAGCGTCTGTTTGCAGTTATCAATTTATATGGAAACATATAAATTGTATCATAAGATGCACAATTTTTAAATGTTAATTTAAAATATTTATACAGGTTAGTTTGCCAAAAATTCAATATTTCATTGTATTGTTTCTTGATTGGAGCTACTTCTTCCTCATATTTTTTAATTAATTTATCTAATAACTCAACTGATTCTATGTCATCTTTTCTATCTTTCTTTTCTCTTTCAATTTGATTAATTTTTAATCTAAGATTAATCATTTTTTTAATATCTACTGCCATAATGATTAAAATTTTAAACAAACATTATTAAACAAGCAACTGCAATAATAACAAGTAATCCGCCATAACAAAAAGCAACAGAATCACCATCCCCACTATCAAATCTATATTCCTTTTCAAATTGCATTTTTTCCTTAATGAAATGTTTTTTAATAAGTGTCCTATGTGGCTTATATGAATTAATTAATTTTATCATAATTGGCACACCAATTGCTAATACTAAGATGCCAATTATAATGTGTATAATATCTTTTCCTACAAATTTCCATACAACAACACTCATAGCTGTTTTTCCTAATGTTGTTTCAGATATTCGTGTTGCAGAACCTTCAATAGCCATCAATGCACTATTAACTCCTTCACCAATTTCTTTACCAAGCCCCGCCCATTTACCAATAGTTCTATAAGTGTTTTCTTTTTCAATACTTTTTTTAACATTGGTTGGAAGAGCATTATACTGCTCTACAGTAAGAGTTACAATACCATCATTACTATTTTGCGCAAATGTTACGAAGCAAGTTAAAAAACTAAAAATTAATAAAATTAAAACTTTTTTCATATTATTTTTCTTCAAGTTCAATGCCAAATTTTTTACAATCTTCTATAAATGATTCAAACGTGGCTGTTTCTAACCATTCATTCATTAATGAGATTACAGATTTTTCAAACTCCATGTTCATTAGACATTAAATATAAATCAATCCAAGCAGCCATAGCTTCATATCCTTTACAATTATGAATTACTTGTCGTTTAGTATTATCAATAGCAAGATATGTGTCAAATTCATTATCTTTGTCACCGTCAAATATTTTATACACAACAACATTTTTGTCACCATTAACTGTATTACCATTCCATTGTGGTTTATTTTCTTTCGCCCATTTGGTTAAATCTTGTTCAATAAACCAATGTAAATGATTATTGTCTGTTTGAACATATTTACATCCAAACTTTTCTTCTTTTTCAATAAGTTCTTCTAATGTCATAATATTTTCTTTGTTTTTTTTTTAATTCTATGCAAATATACAAATTAATTATGGATAAAGAAAAACATTTTTATTAAAAAAAGTGAATTTTTGTGATTAGTTTGATAATAATTATCAAACTAACAAAACAATGGCAAGTACATTTACAATTAAACAAGAAGAAAAAGAAAATCGGACATTAGTAATTAATAGCCAATTAGGTGAACCAAATGATAGAGGGATTGGATTTATATTAAATGGTAAAGACCAAGGTTATATTTATAATGGTGAAACGGTTGAAGTGATAATTGATGATTTATTGAGTAATATTATAAATGTAGAAATATATATACCCAGAGAATTAATTGGTTCTCTTGATTTTTGGTATTCCTATTTTCCGAATGATACAGAATATAAACATGATTGGGATATACCAACCGAATTACAAATTGATTATATTAATATAGCAACTAATAATAATGAAATCTTTTTAAATGTAGGAAATAAATTTGGAAATATGGAACGACTATTTTTTAATATACTAACTACAATAAAATTTGAAGCCAAAACTTTTGATTATACATATACAACTAATATTACAATTTATGAAGTTAATTAATGTACTCAATTGAGTACATTATAAAATTAAAAAAGTAGGTAACAGATAATACTATCACCTACTTTTTCGTTTTTTTATGCTGCAATTAACAAATCAAACGCTTTTTGACATTTCTTGTAAGCATCGCCATCAATGATACTATTGAATCTTTCCTCTGCACCATTCTTATACGTTTTGTTGTTATTGTAGAATGATGTAAATCCATTGTACACCCACAATTTAGTACCTCTCCAATATTCTTGACCAACACCATTCTCAATTGTATCACGCAAATCTTGAATTTGGTTTTTTGCTCGTGTTGAAATTTCTTCAACTGAATCAATGTTCATATTTGCCATTTTCAGCAATTTCATTTGTGCATCATTCAAGAATACATTTGCAACAGTTTCTTTAATCTGTGCATCTGTAAATGATTGTTTTGCAAGGTTATTCAAATATGCTTCAACATTCTGTTTGTAAAGTCCATGAAGTCCAAGTACTTGCTTTGCTTTCTTCAAGTTTTCTTCATCAGAAAAATCCAAACGCTCATTAACCTTTGAAGTATGTTTGAATATCAATTTATTTTTACATTCACGAAGTACCATATTGAGAGTATTCTCACAGATTACACGAATCGGAGTGAACAATACAGTTACTGCACCTGAACCATCATGTGTATTTGTAAAGAGAATATAATCTTCAACCACATCTTTGTTATTACCACCAATTTGGATATTATGTGGCATACGGGCTGTTACATATATTCTTTCTCCAACTCCAAGAATGCCTGCTGTTTCAATAATAGGAGCATCACCGCCCAAACGTCCCGAAGTGATAATATCAATAAATTCAAATGCTTTTGCATTTTGAACAACTCCATAGCCACTACCAACAACACCAAGTGTAATATCATTATCATTACGAACTGTTGCCATGTGAGAGGTTATAATATCTTTTGGTTTCAAATCCAAGAATTGAGTGTAATCAGTGCCTTCTTTGATAGCTTTAATTGCATCATCTGGAAGTCTTACAAGAGTATCTTTACGAACTAAATAGTCAGCACCACAGTCGGCTACTGCTTGACTGATAGGTACAGGAGTTGAATAGTTTTGACAATTTTTAACACCTCTCCATGCTCTTTGAACAGGAGTATCATTCATTCTCAAACGGGCTACATTGTTATTTGCCATAATGTTTATTTGTTATGATTTTTTGTATGAAACTTTAATTGCTAACTTATTCTTGCTGAAAATGCAAGGTGTCTGGCTTCTTCTACCATTAGTGTAACGAGCAATGTTGCCTAACATTTTTTCATCTGTACCATACATTTGTGGCAAATAAATTGCCAATTCAATGATGTTGCCTGTTGCGTCATCTTTAATCATTTGACGATTTTTAAAACCATGAACTTGACACAATTTTGTGAAGTTCAATTGTTCTTTTCTTGAAAAGAAAGGGTTCTTTTTGTTCTTAACTATCATATTATTGTAAATTAAATTGTTAGTAGTTTTCTTTTTACTATGCAAATATATGAATTAATTTTTAAACTACCAAATATTAGATAATATTTTAACTTATTTTAGTCATAACAAATTTTTTAAATAGTTCTTCTTCATTGCTTTTAACATATTGTTAAACTCTAATTTGTTGTCAATAACAAAACAAAAATGGCTTAATGCTGTGTTAATATGAACAGGAGCAATGTATGGAATAAAATAAGAGCCTTTGAACATCTTACTTTGTTTAATTTCAATACCATTAAATGTGTTTTTACTTGAAATAACTATGACATAGGCAATATCATCAACTACTTTATATACAACTCCAAAATGAGGGCATGGTCCTACATTACATAGTATAACATCATATTTTTCTATTTTTTCAACAGAGAAGTGGTGTGTTTTTTTAATGCCAATAGAATTAGAAGTAATTTTAATTAATTCACTTTCATTTGAAAGATTTGATAGAATTTGTTCTTTCAAAACGTTTTTGAAAGCATCTGTTTGTTCTTCATCAAAATCATTTATTTTTTCAAACAAAGGTTTAATAGTGCCTAATACACTTTTAAAATTATTTTTATCCATAGCTAACTTTATATATTACAATGGTACATGTACTCAATTGAGTACATATCATTATAAAAATCTTATAATAATATATGACTATCTGTATAACTCTCCAAACAACATGCTGCCATGTCACCTGGAAAGTAATGCTAATTTATTTGACTTTTTTTGAGTATTACGGCAACTAAAATAAAGCTGCCCAGGACTCCTCCCGTAAAAATTACCCATCGCCAAGGTTATGAAA